CGATCGCCTCGTCTGCGCTGGTGATGATCATGCCTTAATTTACTCCACACGACGACGAAGTGTCAATATTCCCATGATGCCGCTTGACCCTTCCACAGGATGTGGAGTAGCCTTCTTGCATTGGAGCAATGGAGCACACGAACATGGAACGCACAGTCGCAATCAAGAAGCTCGGCAAACTGCTTGGAAAGTCCCTCGCCTATCGGGTTGACCCAACCGGACCCACCGCAGAGGAACGCGAAGGGGCGCGCGCCGCATTGAAGGATGCGACCGCAAACGCCGAAACACTGCTGAAGCAAAAAGAGGCGCGCATAAAGGCCCTGCTCGATGCAGATCAAGAATATCAGCAAATCAAAACCGCCCACGAAGCCGCAAAGAAAATCCGAAACCGCATCGCCAGTGACGGCCATCGCTACAAGTTCACCGTCGGCACAGCCGACGGCATGTTCTTTCACGTCAAAGCCCAAGGCGATAGCTGGGAAGAAGTCATCCGCAAGGTCGAGGGCAAGCTATGACCCGCGAACAGCACATCAAGCGCATCCGCCAGATCGCGTTCGAACTCGAAAAGGCCGACCACGGCATGGGCATGCCGCGCGACTATCAGCGCGTGCAGGAACTGCGCGAGGCATTGAAAGCCGCGCTCAAGGAAGCCGAGTTGGACATGATCCTAGCGGAGTTCAAGTCATGAGGTGGGACCGAAGCAACACTTGCCGCTTTTGTAAGAAAACCACATGGAGTTCCGAACTGATCAAATACGGCACGCGCGCCTACGCGCACCCGGCTTGCTACGCGGAACGCAAAACCATGCAGGACGCAGCAAGCTTGCCCTTGATGGAAAAGCGCAAGCTAGAAGCTTTTATCTGCGAGCACGCCATCGCCAAAGCGGAGGGCACGTCATGAGAATGCGCGACATCGTTCTGCGGCAGGTTTTCCCGCCGATCCCCGACCGCCGCTACGACTGGGCCGCCTGGCACGATGGCGACGAGGAGGAGAACCATCAGGGCTACGGCCCCACCGCCGAGGAGGCGGTCGCCGATCTCTACCGGCTCGATGCCGAGCGCGCCGAGGCCGAGGCCATGGACAGCGATTTCGATGATTAGAACCATCACCACCGGCAACAAGCGGCGCGGGACGCCGCTGTTCGCCGTCGTCTATGGCGACGGCCGCGGCCACAATTACCGCTACGAAAATTGGCCAACCCGATTGAGACGCCGCGAGGTCGAGCTATTGCGCCGGGACTGGCCGCTCGATCCCGAGCAGAGGCCGCTCTACCGCATCAATGTTTATCCGAGGAAGAATTCCCCATGAAAACGTCCGAGCAAATCAGCGAATTGGCCGCCGCTTTGGCAGCGGCACAGGGCATGATGGAAAACGCCATCTTCAACCGGGTCAATCCGCACTTCAAATCAAAATATGCCGATCTGGCCGCCGTCATCAAGACTGCACGCAAGCCTTTGTCCGCCAATGGCCTCTCCACCGTTCAGACCATTGGCGAGGGCGTCTTGCATACGCGGTTGCTGCATACGTCCGGCCAATGGATTGCCAGCGAATATCCGCTGCCGATGTCCGGCCGCCCGCAAGAATTCGGCTCCGCACTAACCTACGCGCGCCGTTATTCGCTCTCTGCCCTCCTCGGCATTGCCGCCGATGAGGATGATGACGGCAACACTGCCGGCAAAGGCGGTAACGGCAACAAGGTGCAGCCCGCCACGCTCAGTGAAGAGGCGGCAAACGAGTTGTCCAACGCAATCGTGGAAAGTGGTCGCACCGAGGAGTGGTTCTGCAAGTTCGCTCATATCGAGACGCTGGACGACCTTGCCCCCGAGCGGTTCGATGCCGCACTAGCCTATGTCAGGAACCTGCCAACCCTGAAACCAGAGGCGGCACAATGATCCAAGGCTCGCCGGAATGGCTGGCGATCCGCTGCGGCCGCGTCACCGCCAGCCGCGTTCGCGATGTCGTCGCCACCACCAAATCCGGCGGCTACGGCGCCGGCCGCAAGAACTACATGGCCGAACTCGTCGGCGAGCGCCTCACCGGCACGCCGGCCGAGCAATACGTCAGTGCCGCCATGGCCGAGGGGAGCCGGCGCGAGCCAGCCGCCAGGTTCAACTATGCGCTCAAGACCGGCTTCGAAATCGAGGAGGTGGGCTTCGTCAACCACCCCCGCATTGCCATGGCCGGCTGCTCGCCCGATGGGCTGGTTACCGGCGACGGCCTGGTCGAGATCAAATGCCCGAACTTGGCCACCCACATCGACACCCTGCTCACCGAGAAAATCGACGCCGGATATTATGACCAGATGCAGTTCCAATTATCTTGCACCGGCCGCGCCTGGGTGGATTACGTCAGCTATGACGATCGCCTGCCCGAGGAAATGCAAATGAGCATCCTGCGCGTCATGCGCGACAACAAGCGGATCGAAAAGCTGGAGTTGGAGGTGACGCAATTCCTGATCGATGTGGACGCCACCGTCGATCTGCTGCGTAAACGCTACATGGCGGAAGCGATGATGATAACGGTGTCGGCATGACCAGACGCCGCAAGCGGAAAACCAGGGCACGCAAGCACAAGCGGCTCCCCATCATCCGCGAAGCCGCCCGCGCCGGGCTGGTCGAGGCGATCGAGCACACTGCCAACTTCTGGTCCGTCAGCGACGGCTACAAGAAATACATAGACCATCAGGTCGCGATACAGGCCGAAGCTCTGATGGCTGCTGTCAGGAGCGCGCTGCGCCAGGAGCGCGACCGCAAGAAACAGGTGAAATGAAATGCCAGTCCCGCCGATCTATTTCACTTGGACCGGCGAAAGCATGGAGCCGCTCGCGCGGTTCTCGCGGCTGGCCGAGAACAGCTTCACGTCCGGCCACGCCTACCGCATGATCATCGAGGAGGAGCGCAGCGCCGCCAGTCATCGGCAATACATGGCCGCAGTGCACGAAGGCTGGATGCAGTTGCCCGAGCCGTGGGATATCGCCTTCCCGACCGAGGATCACTTGCGGAAGTATCTGCTGATAAAAGCCGGCTTCTGCACCATCACCAAGGTTCTCGGCAAGAAACGCATTCCGATCGACGGCTACGCCATTGCCTGCGAGGAAGACGGTGTCTTGACTATCTATCAGGCCAAGTCGCAATCCTACAAAGCGATGGGCAAGGAGGAATTTGCCAAGAGCAAAACCGCGGTGCTCGATCTGCTCGCCGATATGATCGGCATCACGACCGCGCAATTGTTAGAGGGTGGCAATGGAGCGGGTTGAATTCCCCCTGGCCATCAAACTCGCTGCGCTGCGCCGGTGCCGCGGCCGCTGCGAGGCCCACGGCTGCGGCTATATGTTCAAGCACGCGCCGGGAGAATATGAGTTCGATCACGTCAACCCGGCCGCCTTCTGCGACGGTGACGTGTCGCTGTCGAACATCGCTGTGCTGTGCTGCGCCTGCCACGCCAAGAAGACCAAGCAGGACGTTAAACTGATCGCGAAAAGCAATCGCATCACCAAGAAAGAATTCGGCCTGACCAAGAGCGGCAGCATTCGCACATGGAGATCACGTTGAGGGTTCCGCCGGCGGGTTCCGTACCGTACCGACCGGCGGTAAAGGCGCCGCCCCGTTTCCATTGCTCCAATCAATGGTGGCACGGGGCGGCGCTGAAATTTGAGCGAGGCACCATGAGCCCGCAACAGGAAGCCGTGCTGATACTGATTGCGACGTGGCTCGCGGTCGCGGTGGTGCTCGCGTTCGTGCTCGCCGGCTGCGCCGTGCCGCTGCGATGAGGGGGGATGTCGTCGTGCTGTTCACCGCGCTCGCGGTGTTTGCGTTCGTGACGGTCGCGGCGATCCTGTTGGCATGGTGGTTGTGGTACAGGGGCGGGGATCAGGGGTAGGGGTAAACCACCGTCACCTCGTCGTCCGTCTCGATCCCGAGATTGTCCATCAGGCCGGGGCTCAGGTCACAGACGCGACCTGTATTCTGGTTCGGCCCCCAGTCGGCCGGAAACGCCAGCCGGGCAATGCCGGTTTTCTTCGCGGTAACCAGCGCCATCTTGCCGGACCCCGCCAGCATGTTTTTTGATGTGGTTTCGTAGTCCCACCGGCATGCGACATAGAACACGCCAGGGTCAAGCCTGCGGGCGAGCCCGCTCGTTCCCGGCGGTTGCTTGGGCAAGAACAACCATGGCGCCTCGTCCACCTCGTAGATGAAGGCCAACCCTTCCGCGGGAGATACTCCGGTGTCGTCGGGGCCCCCGAAGTATGAGCACGTGCCTTTCGTGGTGAACAGCACACCTTCCTCTGGCTCATCAGGATCGGGCGGCTCGGGCGGTTCGATGTCGCCGTCGCCGCCGACCTTGACGATCGCTCGATCGATCGCCTCGCAAATGTTGTCGAACTCGTCGTAATAGATGATGGTGTCCTGTTCATTGTCGCCGAAGCACACCTCGATCAGTACGGCCGTCTCCGCTGTATGCGATAAAAAATAAAGCCCGCCATCGGGCACTTTCGGCCCCCTGTTGGTAAGGCCCGACGCCTGGCAGATGGCATCGACAATCTCGTCGGCATACTCCAGGCCCTCGGTGCTGCCCTTGTAGTAGAACACCTCGCAGCCGTGGCCCTGGCCGTTGCTGGCGTTGAAATGCACACTCACATCGAGATCGTGCGGACCCTGCGCGTTGTGAAAGTCGCAGATGCGCTTGAGGTTTTCGTCCTGCGTGGTCGATACGTCGTCCCAGTAGGTGACGACATCGACGCCGGCCTCGCGCAGATTGTCGCCAACCTGGGCCGTGACCCGGCGCGCCTCATCGACCTCGTCCAGCCACTCCGACGACATGCCGCGAATGTACTTGCCATGTCCGGCGCTAATGACGACCTTCATGTCACCCTCCTCCGAACCTGTGATTGATGGTCAGCGCAAGCGGGATGGTGCCGCCGCCCACGGCCGGCCCGGTGTCGAGCGCAATCGCAAACGTCCGGCGGCCGCCCTGCACCACCGGCCGATCGCGGGTGCCGCTGCGGATCTTGAGAAAGCCGGTCACAAGCTCCATGCCGATGATGGCGGTGCCTTCGAACACCGTACACATCACCTCGCGGCCGTCCGGCTTCATAATGTCGTTGAAGCCGATGCCGTCCGACGAGGTCTGGAACGTGATCTCCGCAAAGGTCCAGTCCACCGGCATCGTAATCTTGATGATCTTGCCGGCCCTGCAATCGAGCGCATCGGACAGGC